GGTGATGATGTGAAACGTCAGCAGATGGACGGCGGTCGTGGTCGCTATTACATCGATGTAAAACGTAATAGCCACATTGTTGATGTGAACTGGAATTTAAGTAAAACCGATTTCAATAAAATGATGGCGTTCTGGCGGGTATACCAGAACAAGCCAGCCTCATTTTATGCGGATCTGGTGATTGATCAGGGAGCTCGTCAGCAATACCTGTGTAACTTCATTCCGAACTCGTTCAAGACCAATGAAGTGAATGGCAACCTTTACCGGGTAAATGCACAGCTCGAAGTTGTTCAAAACCAGCCTAACCTTACTGCCGATATCGCTTTGATTAAGGATTGGGAGGTCTAATGGATAACGAATATGCCAAATTCTTTTTCAATCGGAAAGTTGATGTCTATCAATTGGAGTGTATTGAGCTTTCTCATCCTTCTTTTATGAATACATACCGAATAGTCCGTAATGATGACCGAGGTGTTTATGTTCAACATAAGGAGGGATCCGGTCAGGTCTATTATGAATTTTTGCCAGCATCTATTCAAAGATCCGGAATGCTGGGTGATCTGGACCAGACATTAACAGTCTCTATATCTGGTTTAGGTGATGTAATGCCGGATGAGTTTGAACGGGTAATCGAAGGCCAATATCCCGATGTAAAGCCAACAGTAAATTACCGGATTTACAGTTCAGACAATCTGAATTCTCCAATGTTTTATTTACTCGGACTACAACTCTCAAGTGTCGCCATGAACCATAAAGCTGTGACATTCAAGGCTGAATCACCACGATTAAATACCACTAAAACTGGGGACATTTTTGCACTGGATCGCTTTAGTGGTTTGAAGGGGGCTATATGAAAAGTCATGATCATTTGCTTGATAAGCAATACGATGACGAACACTACAACTGTGTTCACTTTGTTCATGAAGCTGCAATGGACCTATACGGCATAGATCGGGCGGAAGCGCTTGAACTCTTTATGCAGCCTAAGGGCAAAATTACTTTTTTATCTTCACGGTTAAAACTTTTAAATCCGCTACCCATGCCCAAGGAAGGCTGCATAGTCGCCTTCCATCCGAGACAAAGAAATAAGCCCCCGCATGTGGGGCTTTTTCGTGGGCAAAAGATTCTTCACCTCATGGAAAGCGGAGTCACTTATTTGCCTGAAGAGGTTGTGATGGGAATGGGGTTTAATCGGGTCAGTTATTATGATTAAAGTTATTTATAAAAAAGACGCTTTGTCTGAAGAAAAGACAATTGAACAGGCTCAAACCATTGGACAATGGCTCACTTCAAAATATGAACATATGCCTGAACATGTGCGTATCTTTCATACTACAAGCAATATGGATCATGCCGAAATTTCATTTGCGAATGAAGTCACACCAAAGAATGCATATGACTTAAAGCAGCTTGATTTCTTACCGGGCACTTTTATCGTAGTTGAGAACCCTAAATGGGTCGCGGCTATTGTTTCGATTGTGATTAGTATTGCGATCGCATTTTTAATGCCAACGCCATCAATAGCACAAACGACTCAAAATACTAACCAGTCTTCTTCAGCAAACAATGAACTTTCTAACCGGGAAAACAAGATCCGGGTGAATGGTCGTATTGCTGATAACTATGGAGCTGGGTGGAATACTCCCGACCTAATCGCAGTACCTTACAAGGTATATGAAAACAACGTTGAAGTTGAGCATGTAGTGGGCTGTATTGGGCGTGGACACTATAAAATCAATGGAGCTTATGACGGTGAAACCAATATTGTCGATATTGCTGGCGCATCGGTAGAAGTCTTTCGACCAGGTGTAGATATTGTTTCAGGTGAGCCATATTTCTCGCTTGGTACCGAAATTACCACGCCGCCACTAACGGTTCAGCATCAAACTTCTGTTAATGGCCAAGTTTTACGTCCTGCTGATACACAATCTTTAGAAGGTACGAACTACCTTCATTTTGCATATCCAAACGAGATTCTTCGGGCAACGGCAAACAACACAGATTTAACCACTAAGTTTGTAAGTAATGACCGCGTAGAAATCACCAATGCCTCATTCACGTTTAATGGCCAGACTTTTGATTTAAATGGTACTTATAGCGTTCTATCGGTAGCTGATGACCGTATGACGTTATCAAATCCGGCGGCCGTTAATGCTAACTGGTTAAAGCTTAAAGAGTTAAATAACCAACAAACTGCAGCTTTGTCACCAAAGATCAGTTCAATAGGTGAAAAATGGATTGGTCCATTCATTCTGGACAATGTTGAACGTAGCCGGGTGCTGTGTAATTTTGTGGCCACCAATGGACTTTATACCGTTTCTTCAGGTGGGAATCAGGCCGCTGTTAATGTCACGATTGAAGTTGAAGTAACACCGGTAAATGAATCTGGTGCAGCGATTGGTAATCCGATGCTGAAGCAGATCATTTTGAAAGGTTCGGCAAAGTCACGTCAGACCGTTGGTGCAACACTTGATATGGTCACGTTTCAGGGGCGTTGTAGTGTCCGTGCACGCCGTTTAACTCCGACTCCGACAGTCACAACAGTTGTTGATGAAGTAAAGTGGCAGGCGCTTTACGGTGCTTATCCTTTACAAAGCACAGTGTATGAACATGAAACGGTTTTTCGTGCGCGTACTTATGCAACCACTGGAGCTTTATCTGTTAAGTCCCGCAAGATCAATTTTGATCTTCAGCGAATGTTGCCGACTTATAAAAACGGGGCAATGACAACAGAGCTATATCCAACGTCTAGCTTTGCTGATGCTTTGGTATCTATGGCACTCGATGACAAGATTGGCCGCCGTTCGATCGATGAGATTGATCTTGAAAACATCTATCGGACCTATAATGATGTAGTTGATTATTTTGGTACGCCGCTAGCGGCTGAGTTCTGTACTACCATTGATGATACGAATCTATCTTTTGAAGAGCTGGTTACCAATCTTTGTGATGCGGTGTTTTGTACTGCATATCGGCAAAACAATAAGCTCAAGCTTTATTTTGAACGGCCAACTGATAACTCGGTAATGCTGTTTAACTTCAGGAATATCATTCCGGATAGTTACAAGCATGACCTGACCTTTGGCGTGATGGATGACTACGACGGACTGATCTATGAATACACGGATCCGACCGACGATAGCCGTATCAATATCTATTTACCGGATAAAGGAGCCAAAAACCCAAAAGAGGTGAAATCTGTTGGTGTACGAAACAAGTGGCAAGCGCATTTCAATGCATACCGGATTTGGAACAAGATGCGCTTCCAGCGCAAATCCATTACCTTTGATGCGGCACCAGAATCAGAATTACTGGTTTTACGTGACCGGATTGCTGTAGCGGATTATCGCAATGGTATTCATCAAAGCGGCGAGGTGGTACAGCAAGAAGGTTTAATTCTCACCCTAAGCCATGATGTCGATTTCATTGCAGGCAAGAGTTATGTGATTTATTTGCAAATGGGGGATGGTACCGTGGACCTGATTCCCGTTACGCCGGGTTCAGCCAAGAACAAAGTAGTTTTAGGGCGTTTACCGAACGGGGCCTTAAAGCTTAGTCCCGATGACTTTGTGAATACTATCTACACCGTAGTTAATGACGATACTAAAGGCTCATTGCCTTATCTGGTTGCAAAAAGAGAACCTGCTGACCAGTTCTCTAATACCATTACGGCAATTAATTACGATGAACGTTATTACCTCAATGACAAGGACTTTATTGATGTGCCAGTAGATGATTCACCGATTTACATTCGATATGACCAGCTGGATATAAATCTGGTGCGTTTGTATCAGATGCAAAGAGGTGATTTACCAACGACTGGCGAAATCAGTTTTGTAGTTGAAGCAGGTGCACTGGTTTCAAGTTCAAGTTCTTATCGACCGGAAACCAGATTTGTCTATAAATTCGACTATAACTCTAGTCCTGCAAAACGAGAGTATATCGTTCCAGCTGCCTCAGAATTACCGGCGATAGATACAGGGGAGTTCCCGCCCGATCTGGTGGTAAATCTGACGATTAAAGGTGCTGTTGTTGGACGTGGTGGTGATGGAGGATTGCCACATTTGGCATTTGGTGCATGGTCTACCGATCCGGATTATAACTTTACCAAAACCCGCCGTGATGGGTATCAGGGAGCACCCGGTTTGTTGAACCGGCACAGTAAACTAAATCTGATTATTGATGGTGGAACTCTGGCTCGAGGCGGATCTGGTGGCGGCGCAACACCAAGCGGTATTTACACTGAGTTAACATATGGAGTCCAAGGTATACCCGGTGGAGCTGGTGCACCATTTGGACGGGTCATGACGGGACAGCCCATTTCAAATGACTCGCAAGACTGGCGTTGGTACTTAAATGGTGACTTTATGGTTGTCAAAGTAACCGATGCTGAAGCTGCAGTGCCCGGTAAAGGTTACCGAACCCAAAATGACCGTTATGGATCTCCATTATCAGGGGATGGCGGAAACTGGGGCGAACGTGGTACCAAGTCTACCAATGATGGAACATGGAACTGGAAATACCATGGCACAACTGAAGGTCAGCCGGGACCGGGTGGACCTGCAATTGTTGGGGTGGCACCTCTAACAACTCAATTGATTAACGGAGGGAAAATCTTACAAACCCTTTAAACCTTAAGAGAACTTTGAGCACCTAATTCGGGTGCTTTTTTTTTGCCTAACAATAGGGGGAAGGCATGACTGAAAATGAATCATATGGGTTGAGATTTGAAAAGAAAATCGACTCCATTCAGAGTGATATTCGCATGTTGTCAGATCATGTTACTCGACTGACTTTCATTAATGAAGCGCACAAAGAGACTAGCGAACAGAACAAAAAGGATATCGATACATTGGACATCAAAGTCGCCAATTTAGAAAACCGCACAGCAGCGCAAGATGGTGGTCTTTCTGTATTGCGTGTACTGCTTGGCATCTTTGCAGGCATCGTATTTTCATTGTGTGCGTGGGTTGGATCTTCAATTATTCAATTAAGCCAAGACCAGTCTTTAATTAAAGAGAAAGTATCACGGTTGGAGGAAGCAAAAAGATGAACAGTGAAAATACTCGCGCATATCTAGCTTTCGCATTAGTGGGACTGATGTTTGTTTTAGTGATTGCTTTATTTTTTGTGGATATGCCGCGAGAAAACAGCAATCTGATCAATACGGCATTGGGTTTCATTGCAGGGGCTATGACAACTGCATGTGGCTTTTATTTTGGTAGCTCTGAGTTAGAGAAAAAGAAAGGTGAATCAAATGACAACTAAACCATTCTTCGACGCTGCCCGAGTGATCGCAGGCGGCAAGCTTACACAGGCACAAGTAGACGATCTAAATAAAGTGGTCGAAAAACTTGCACCAGGTGGAAAGACTACAAGTGATGTTGGTGTAGATCTAATCTCAGGATTTGAAGGCACAAGATTCAAAGCTTATGACGATGGGGTGGGAGTCTGGACCATTGGTACTGGCACGACAATTTATCCTAATGGCGTGAAAGTCAAGAAGGGCGATACTTGCACACCTGAGCAAGCTAAAGCCTACTTCAAACACGACTTAGCCAAATTTGAAAAGACTGTAAATGAATCGGTTACTGTGCCTTTAACTCAAAACCAATTTGATGCTTTGGTATCGCTGACTTACAACATTGGCTCAGGTGCATTTAATAATTCAACCTTATTAAAAAAACTGAATAAAGGTGACTATCAAGGCGCTGCTGATCAATTCCTTGTGTGGAACAAAGCAGGTGGCAAGGTTATGAAGGGCCTAGTTCGTCGCCGAGAAGCAGAACGAGCACTCTTTTTAAAGAAGTAACTTATATGTGCAAGCGTACCAAAGTTGCATCGATCATCACATTGCTGTGTTTAATCTTCTCAGGTTGCACAGCTCACACTATTAACACGTCTGTAAATGTTGGGATTTGTGTTAAGACCCTTTAAAAGACACTTGCCGATAAAGGCAACTTTGTATAAGATTAATTTTCTAATTAGTCATTCTGGTTAGAGTTTTGAACGATGTAAGGGGTAGGTGAGTTTCTCAGGCTGAACCTATCCTTGAACAACAAGAAGTCTTGCGGGCTGGTTGTTGTTCAAAAGTACAACCATCGCATAGTTGGTTTAGAAAGGGCAGCCTTTTTATACAACTTAAAGCATCGCTTAGATGGAAAAGCCCGCATTAATTGCGGGCTTTATTTATTTTCTTGGTATATAGGTTGGTATGTTGGCTTTCTCTAATTTAGAAATTTCACTATTAGAACTCACAATAAAAAACTCATAACCATCTACAAGAATTTTTTCAGCATACTTCAATGAATGTCCTGTTCTGATTTTTACAGATTTCATTGTTGATTTACTGACTATCCTTGCACAATCACTAAAAGCTAAAGCATAGTTTTGGATATCAATAGCAACATGGTAGTCATCTGGATATCCATCATGGGAAGAATCATATGGCAAGTCTGTCGCAAGAATGTGGTTTACTCTTACTAGTTGGCTATTTATAGGGAAATTAAATTCTTTCATTTTATAATCTCAACTACTGGAAGATTTGAATAACGTTGTGATTCCCACTTTTTAGCAAAAGAAACCACCCCTTCAAGCAGAACCCCATCTTCTGATCTGTAAGTTATCACATCGCCACTTTTTAGTGACTCATCATATTTTGCAGTAGCTTTTGCGTCTTTTGTTACTTTGCTTAGTATTGTTAAGTTTTTCATTTTTGATTCCTTGTTTAGACTTGTTAATAGTTTGTTGAGAATATCTTCCCGCTTTACAAGTTCGGTTTTTAGTTGTTCTACAACCCAGTCACCTAATTCCTGATCTCTATTAATCCAGTTCTGAATCGTCTTTCTATCAACATTTGAACCATCTTTATTGATTAGGATTTTTGCAAACTGATTAGCCGAATAGTGCTCTCCAAAAAGAGCTAAACCAAATTCATGAATTTTCATTATTGCACCTTAATTAAATGGCATGTAATCCCAAATAGAACCAATTACTGATAGAGAAAATTTCGCAAAAGTTGCGTTTACTTGATCGCTACTTAATACATTGATTGTTGTTGCATCTTCTAACTTAACAACCACCTCTGAGCCTGTGAATAATGCTGGGCCAGTAGCATTTGAGAAGAATGCGTTTAAACGTGACTTTATTGATTTAGCAGCATATTCACTATTCATGTTTACAGCAGCATAAATTTCTTTGAGTACAGCGCTGAATGTAGCAGAGTAACTGTCGCCTTTTCTAACTGTATCGCGTGTTACTTCGTGAGCGATTTTGAAGATTTCTTTTTTGCTTACTACTAATTTTGTGAATTTCATGGTTGTATCCTCGAAGGTTTGACTAGAGCTAATCTCCTGTCTATGTATATATTATGAATCCATACGGATTCAATGTCAAATACTATTTTGCATTATTTTTAATCTTTTTTATAATTTCATAAAAATGGAGATAGCAATGCAAGTCATGATCATGGTTTCGGAAGCGGGCAGGATGGAGAATACTTGCAATCTACCCGCTGATTTAGATAAGAACGGGACTGTTCTTAAAATCTATGACTACTCATTAAAAGAGTTGCCGATTAATTTGGATGGCACTGTGACTTACAACGGTAAAAGATGGACCTTTGATAAGAAGCAAAACTTTTAGTCTTTCCAGCTATCAACAATATCAGCCCAGTCTTGCATCATTTTCCGTCTAGCCTCTAAGTGCTGCGAATGGTCGTACGATGCTTTTGTCTTGTTAGATTCAGCATGAGCAAGCTGTTTTTCTACCCAAGCTTCCTCATAGCCCTTTTCATATAGTAGGGTAGAAGCTGTAGCTCTAAAATCATGAGTGGTAACGCCTTTTAAGCCAATATATTCAAGCATACTGTTAAGCGTTTCTTTAGCTAACATGCCATCATTTTTCTTACTGAAAATAGCAGGGAAAACTAATTCGCTATCACCAGAGATTGTATATTGACGCTTAAGTACTTCATATACTTGGTCAGATATAGGGAGAATATGGATTCTGGATTTTTTCATTGCCTCTTCTGGAAATCTAATAAGTCGTGTATCAAACTCGACCCATTTCCATTGCATTTTTCTAATTTCAATTGCCCGAAGCATTGTATATAAGAGAATGAAGCCAGCATTCTTAACAGTCTCTGTTCCATTGTATTTAGGCAATTGAGTTCTTGCCTTTTTTCTTTCTTCTTTAGTTAAGGCTCTTGCATGTTTTACACGAGGTCGCTTGATAACATCGCGTACAGCATAAGTAGGGTCGTTCTCAAGCCTTAAAGTAGCAATTGCATAACGAGTTACAGCACCAATGAATCTTCGATTTTGTAAAGCAGCAGATTCACCCGTCATTTTTCCATTGGTTTCTTTAGTAACACGATTAATCGTATTATTTAAAATCTTCAATACGTCAGCCGCAGTCACATCTTTAATATTTTTTTTGCCAATAACTGGGCATATATCTTTTTCTAAAGCAGTATCGAACTTCTCTTGATAAATTTCAGACTTCAACGTCATACGTTTTTCTTTAAATTCGGCTGCAATAGCGTTGAATGTATTTTTTCCTTCTTCTAATGCCTTGGCCTTATTATTTTGTCTATCTTCTACTGGGTGAATACCTTTGGCTAATTTTACTCGCATTTCATCCTTTAAGATTCTAGCGTCTGCCAAAGTAATAGCCGGGTATTCGCCAAGACTCATAGAAGATTCTTTACCATTAAAAACAAACTTAAACCGCCAAACTTTAGCACCTGAAGGTCGGACTTCTATGTAAAGTCTATCTGCATCTAATATTCTGTAGACTTTTTCTTTAGGTTTCAGTGCTTTAATTTTAAGATCAGAAAGTTTTGCAGAGGCCATGAGGTAAGAGTAATTAGTTCGTTACCCGCATTATTACCCGTTTTTTTGGAGGATGTAAACAAACTATAAGGAACTAATAAGAACAGCAACTTTTATAATTCAATAACTTAGCTTTAAAAAAGGAACTATAGAGAATTAAAATAAACATCGACACTTATTATTCTTTACTACTGTTGCTTTCGCCATAATTCAAACTTCCACAATTGTCCCTATTGTGCCGTAAACTGATGCCAAGGTGAAGTTTTTTCCCACATATCAATATTTCGTCTCATGTATAACTTTTGCTAAAATAGGCGCACAATACAATTAGAGTACTAGCGGATGTCTAAAACGCGTGTAATTTATCCTGGAACATTTGACCCTATCACGAATGGGCACGTTGATTTAGTTACTAGAGCATCAAGAATGTTTGATGAAGTTGTAGTAGCGATTGCAATTGGACATCATAAAAACCCTTTGTTCAGCTTAGAAGAAAGAGTTGCACTGGCGCAATCATCATTAGGCCATCTATCAAATGTTGAGTTTGTAGGTTTTGATGGTTTGTTGGTTAACTTTTTTAAAGAACAAAAGGCCACAGCAGTACTTCGTGGTTTAAGAGCAGTTTCTGACTTTGAATATGAATTTCAACTGGCCAATATGAACCGTCAGCTTGATCCACATTTCGAGGCGGTGTTTTTAACACCTTCTGAACAGTATTCTTTTATTTCTTCGACATTAATTCGAGAAATTGCTCGTTTAAAAGGAGATGTAACCAAGTTTGTTCCGCAAGCTGTGGTTGAAGCTTTTGAACGTAAACATCAACAAGGTTGGTAACGTGTCGTTATATATCACTGATGAATGCATAAACTGCGATGTTTGTGAACCAGTTTGCCCTAATGAAGCGATCTTTATGGGCGAAGTGATTTATGAAATCAATCCGGATTTATGTACAGAGTGCGTTGGTCACCATGACCAGCCACAGTGCCAATTATTTTGTCCAGTAGACTGTATTCCAAAAGATCCGCAGCATGAGGAAACGGAAGAACAGTTACTCGACAAATATAAAAGATTAATTGCTCAAAAAAGCACAAGCAATTAG